GACAGAATCAAATAGAGAAGGATTTGTCTGATGATAGTGCTCGTATCATAAATCTAGGTAGGCATTAATGGCACTAACCCCTGATGAGATACGGGAATTAGCAGAAAATGATTTATATACATTCGCCTGTCTAATCAATCCTCATCGTGTTTATGGAGAGATACATAAACGATTGTTTGACTGGTGGACTCGTGAAGAAGCAAGAGAGAATCAATTAGCTCTTCTTCCTCGTGACCATCAAAAGAGTCATTGTGTTGCTGTTAGAGTGGTGTGGGATATTACACGCAATCCTGCTGAGACATTTCTTTATGTGTCAGCAACCTCCGCTCTTGCAGAGAAACAATTATATGCAATTAAGAAGATGATGACATCTCCTATCTATCAGAGATATTGGCCTGAGATGTTACATCCTGATGAAGGCAAAAGAGAGAAATGGTCTTCTACAGAAATAGCTGTTGACCATCCTATAAGGACAAAGGAAGGTGTGCGTGATAGCACTGTATTAGCTGCCGGACTTACAACTAATACAACAGGCTTTCATTGTACTAAGGCTGTTCTCGATGATGTTGTTGTTCCTATGAATGTTAGCACACAGGAAGGAAGAGACAAAGTGGAAATGATGTATTCTCAATTATCATCTATTGAGACTACTGAGGCTAATGAATACGTAGTGGGAACACGATATGACCCTAGGGATTTATATGGGAAGCTTCTTGATATGGAAGAAGAAGTGTATGATGAGGATGGTGAGATAGCTGGTAAGCGAAAAGTATATGAAGTGTTTGAGGAAGTGGTTGAAGATAGTGTTGATAGGGATGGGTCTGGACAATATTTATGGCCTCGGCAACGTAGGAAGGATGGTAAATACTTTGGCTTTGATAAAACTATTCTAGCACGTAAGAGAGCCAAATATACAGACCGTTATCAATTCTTCGCTCAATATTATAATGACCCCAATGATGCTGCTAATGCTCCTATTAGACATGAATGGTTTCAATATTATGATAAGAAGTTTCTTACGCAGGAAGGATGTAACTGGTATGTACGAGATAAGAAACTTAATATAATTGCCGCTATGGATTTTGCATTCTCTGTCCGTAAACGAGCAGACTTTACCACTGTTGTTGTTGCAGGCATGGATGATAACTCTAATATTTATGTTTTGGATATTGACAGGTTTAAGACAGATAGTATTAGGGAAATGTTTGAACATGTTATTAAGATGTATGAGCGATGGGACTTTCGTAAGCTGAGGGCAGAAGTGAGCATATCACAGAAGCCTATTGTTAAAGAGTTTAGGAACTTGATGAGTGATGTTGGTGTGTTCTTTTCTATTGATGAATATAGACCTACGAGACATGATGGAACTAAAGAGGAAAGGATTGATGCAGCTTTAACATCTCGTTATGAGAACCAACGTGTGTGGCATTATAAAGGTGGGAATGTACAGCTTCTTGAAGATGAGTTGATACAGGCGAAGCCCCAACATGATGATATTAAAGATGCATTGGCTTCTGCTGTTAATGTTTTATATGCTCCTTCTAAGAGAACATCACGAACACAACAGAGTAATGTAATACAGATGAGTAGGTTTGGAGGAATAGCTAATGGCTAGTAAAACATTAGACTTCATGCAGTTTATGCAGGGTGACGGACTCGCCCATCAGATTGCTAATACATGGCTTCGTTGGAAAGGAGCACGTTCAAAACGTGAATCTGAGTGGGAAGAACTCAGACAGTTTCTCTTTGCAACGGATACGCGTACCACATCCACAGGGCAGCTAGGCTGGGCAAATAGCACCACACTCCCCAAACTTACACAAGTGAGAGATAATCTCCATGCTAATTACATGGCTGCTCTATTTCCCAATGAGAATTGGTTGACATGGATAGGAGAGGACGAGGCCAGTGTTACTAAAGAAACCAGATTGATTCTTGAAAACTACATGATGAATCGTCTCAATGCATCTAAGTTTGTAACTACAGTGTCTACAATGGTATATGACTTTATTGATTTTGGTAATGTTATTGGTGGGACTAATTTTATTACGGAGAAACGGAAACGTGAAGATGGTCAGGATGAACTCATCTATTCTGGGCCTAAAGCTTTTCGTATTTCTCCGTACGACATTGTGTTTGACCCCACAGCAACAGACTTTAGACATACACCTAAGATAACGCGTGTCATAAAAACAATGGGCAGTTTGGTTAAGGATGCAACTACTATAGCTAATGGTGAATACAATCTTGATGTGTTGAAGAAAGCTCAAGAGAAACGAGCGCAATTAAACACATTATCAAGACAAGATGTTCGTAAAGTAGAACAGTTGGCTCTTGATGGATTGGGCAGTTTACAGCAATATCTATCATCGGGAGATGTTGAACTCCTTGAGTTTGAAGGTGATATTTATGATGTTCAACGGAATGAACTGCAAGAGAATAGACGTATTACTATTTTAGATAGGGCATATATCATTCGTAATGTGCCTAACACTTCTGAGAAAGTACACGCAGGTTGGAGATTACGACCAGACAATCTCGTGTCAATGGTGCCATTAGACAATCTTGTTGGCCTCCAATATAGAATAGACCACTTAGAAAATCTACGTGCAGACATCTTCGACCAGATAGCACATCCGACACGTAAGATAAAAGGGATAGTTCCTGATATTCCCAGTCAGCCGGGGATAGATATTAACCTAGGGGATGAAGGGGATGTTACTTATTTACATCCTGATACTACAGCTTTGAATGCTGACTTCCAGATACGAGAATTGGAACGAAGGATGGAAGAGTTTGCTGGTAGTCCTAAAGAGAGTATGGGATTTCGTACTCCCGGAGAGAAGACGGCATTTGAAGTACAGCAATTACAGAATGCATCTTCACGCATCTTCCAGAATAAGATAACATACTTTGAAGAAATCTTTTTGGAACCATTGATTAATGAGATGTTCAGACAGGCAAGAGAACATGCAACGGATGACCCATCCATTGAAAAGATATTCGACCCTGAATCTTCTGTCATTGAATTTAGAAAGATAGTGCAGAAGGATTTGGAAGCGACAGGAAGGTTTAGGCCTATGGGTGCTAGACACTTTGCTGCTCAAGCCAAGCTTGTGCAAGACCTCAATAACTTTATCGGAAGTCCTATTGGACAGGATGAGGCTGTTAAAGTGCATTTCTCTGGTAAGGCTATTGCTCGTTTGATGGACGAACAATTAAACTTTGAGAAGTTTAATCTCTTCTCTGAGAATATCAGAGTGGCTGAACAATTAGAGACAGCCAAATTACAACAGATAGCACAACAGAGATTGCAGAAAGATAGAATCACTGACCCTGCTCCTAATGATGGAACACAGCAATGAATACAGTTGAGCTTATAACAAAACATAGAGAATCGGAAGTTCCTTCATGTCTTGTAATAGGAATGGATGATAGTGAGAAAGAAGAATTTAAGAAGTCCTATCTGGCTACTTCTTATATAACAGATAAGATACGTGATGAAGTGTTGCGTAGATTGAATGATAGTCTATTCCCCAAAAAAGAGGGATTGTTACATCCTAATTGGGAAATAGAGAATAGAGAACGCATGGGATATGTGCGTTGTCTTAAAGAGATGTTGGAGATTCTTCCGTGAATCCCAATATAATCCTTGACATTCTATTATAAATATGTTAGAATAGAGTGTTGAGGAAATAATTAAGAAGGAGATGGCATGACAAATGACATTTTTAATAAAGAAGGGGAAGCAACTAGCAAACCTGCAACCCCACCCACAGGGGGAGATGACAAACCTTCCTTTGATTTCATCGGAGAAGGAAAGAAATATGCTACGACAGATGATGCTCTTAAGAGTATTCCTTTTGCTCAACAGCATATTGCAACCATTGAGAAAGAGAATGCAGAGTTGAAGAAACGTCTGGATGATAGTTCTAAATTGGATGAAGTTCTTGATGCTTTGAAATCTAGTGGTGACACTGGTATGGGACAAGAGGATGTGACTGAACAGACAGGTCAGCCTGACATCAAAGAGACTATACGAACGGTATTGCGACAGGAACAGATTGAGAATGTGGCAAGAGAAAATGTAGCAGTTGTTGATAGTAAGATGAAAGAAATCTATGGTGCAGACAAAGCTGCTGGCGTTGTTGAAGACAAGGCTAACAGTTTGGGTTTGACAGTGGAAGACTTACAGCAGATTGCTTCACGCTCTCCTACAGCATTCTTTGAGATGTTTCAAACAAAGGAAGGCGATACTACTAACAGTATTGAACCAGAGAAAAACACGCAGACTACAACATCTGATGATGTGAAAGAAGGGACTCAAGAATCTTTTTCTGCTCAGATTAAAGCTGATAGGAAGAAAGGATTGAGTGCTGAATTTCAGAAGGCTCAGATGAAAGCTGCGATGGAAGACCCTGAGAAGTTCTTCGGTAGTAAAGCCGCCTAAATAAAAGGAGAAAGCTATGGCTGGTTTTACAACTAGTAACAGTGCTGCTCTTATCCGTAGTAGTGTATGGTCGCAGAATTTGAAAGACGTACTCTTGGATGAGTTGCAAGCATCTGGTTATGTTGATTGGCTTTCGGATTTTCCTGATGGCAACACCATTAATGTCCCTTCGATTGGACAGGCAACCCTTCGGGATTATACGGAAGATAAGGCTGTAGTGTATGATGCACTTGACACTGGTAATTTCACTTTTAGTGTTGACCAGTATAAGTCTAGTGCCACGTATATTACGAAGAAAGATATGCAAGACGGGTTCTATATGGACAGGCTTGTTGCATCTTTCGTGCCGAAACAGGCTCGTGCTATCGGTGAAGCTGTGGAAACCTCTATTATGGCATTGCAGAGTGGTCAAACCTCTGGCAATGTGAATGCCATCAATAGTGCTGACCATCGCTATATCGGTACGGGTACGAATGAAACAATGGCTCCGGCAGATTTTGCCAAAGCCGCATATGCTCTAAAGAAAGCAAATGTTCCTCAGACGGATTTGATTGCTATTGTCGACCCTTCTGTTGAATATGCTTTGAACACTCTTACCAACTTGGTGAATGTTTCTAACAACCATCGTTGTGAAGGAATCATTGCTGATGGTATTGGTTCTGGTATGAAGTTTATTAAGAATGTATATGGCTTCGATGTCTATACATCTAACTATCTCGATACTGCGAATGAAACCATCGGTGCTCTGACAACTACTGCGGGTGTAGCGAATATGTTCTTCTCTGCAACCAATGATGTCTTGC